GCATTTGGTTTGTTTTCAGTAGTAGATATTGAGAGTCTTAAAAAGCATGTCATGAACTTAGAGAAACATTTACCCGAAGACACGGATGCAGAAACAATTATTTCATATGCTCAAGCAATGAAACAAGCTGCTTAATTTTTAAATGTAAATTCAACAAAAAATTCTGGCTTGTTAATCTTCCAAAAAATTATTCTAGGAAATTTTGGATTGGCCAGACTTCCTCTATTTCCCCATATAAAAACTGGTTTCCTATTTTTTCTTTTTTTTATTTTGAAGTGTCTCATTTTTTACTTTTACAAAATTTCCTATTAACTTAGTATTTCTTTTAGGGCACTGGATGCTTCTTAAGTATTCGTCTAAATGTTCTTCCCCGTGAATGCCGCATATTTTATTCAACTGTTTATACTTGTCATCAAAATTGTTTCCAACATGGTCATGCCAATTATGTTTGCAAATACTTTTTTTTGAATTTACAATTCTACTATCACGCAAATTCATAGAATTAACTTCTTTTTCGCTCATCTTCTTAAGATCGTAATCAATCTTGCTTGGAACAACTAACAAACTTGCATAAGGCTCTCCACATTTAAATATATGCTTTTCTCCTTCTTTTGGAGATTTAAAAACTACAAAAAATATTCTTGGCCACCACCTCTGTATATGCCCTGGCACAGCAATAGGAACTGTGCCAGAAGTATCTGTGAAAAATCTAGGGTGTGGTTCGATTCTAATTGAGAACCCTTCGGGAGGTTTTAAATTTAAAGAGGACGTGAACCCATAGTGGTCCTGCGCAAAGGATGAAAATGGAGGATCTCCGCTTTCGCTCCAAGGAGACTCATTGGAAAAGTCTCCTAAAAATTTAATTTTTCCATCTTTTTTTGTAACTACACATTCCGTCTCAAATGGATAAATCAATTCCAAACCATAAGTAGACCCTTCGACAAATGGAACACAGTGCCAAGGCTGAGGTTTTGACCCATCGCCATGTTCCTTGCTCCCAGACCAGCCTGGTATCTTGAGTTTAATCTTCTTGGGAGGAACTCCTTTGAAATATGTTCTATATTTAATTTCTAATTTATCCATTTGGATTCTCATTTATGTAAATGAAAGCATAACTAACTAAAAGGTTATCAGGTATGGCAAAAATAATCAACTCAGGAAATCAAAATCAAAAATCATTAAACGAATGCAATGAGAAGCCAATTAAACAGGCAAGCATTTTGAATGATGTACCACCAGAATATTGTGCAGATGAACACGATAGATCGATCAATGACAGAACTGATGTGAGTTGGCTAGAAGATGCAAGCAACAAGAAAACCGGCATTGGAGAATCGGCAAACTGCGACCCGATGCAAAGCGGGAATATTGTAAATGACTTAGACAACCCAGATAGAAACACAATAGTTAGATATGCAAAAGGGCTAAGAGGTGCAGACGAAGCGGTCAAGCAACTCTTTGAAGATATAGTCGTAATCGATGAGGATGGAAAGTCTCATCCCGTTCCAATCATTTGGGCATCGCAAGAAAGGGCTGTTGCAGCAATGATGCAGGACAATGTTAGAAAAGACAACAGTCTAGTCGTAGACAGAATCAAGCTCCCTATGCTCGCAATATACTCATCAGATTTGCAATTCAATCAAGACAGATACACATATCACAAAGCCCTAGATTGGATGAGAAGATACAGACCAGACAGAAAGCCTGGATTTACAACGAATGAAAAGCATGAGAGAGATACTGTGTTTGGGACTGCAAGGGGGATTCCGATTGATGTTGGCTTCACCCTGTATGCGTGGACCCTATACATTGAGGACATGAATCAAATTATAGAGCAATTACTTTTGAAATTTAGTCCAATTGCATATATAAAAGTACGAGGAGTCCCGTGGGAAACGGGGGTAAAACTAGATTCAATAGCTAACAATTTAGACGTTGAACCAGGAGATCAAAACATTAGAGTTGTAAAATATCAATTTAATCTGACGGCTGAAACATATATACCTCAGCCTATTACTAGACGCAAGGCAGTGTTGAAAACTAAAACAAATATTTTCAACAGCACCAAGCAAGAAGAAATTACTGAGGTATTCAATAGGCTAGAAGATGCTGTTGAGGAATTATCATGATTGAAATAACCAATAAGAAAAGATGGCCGGTACAGTTAGTAGTTCGTTCTACGAAAAAAACTAACTCTTTCACATGCCTTAACATTCCTGGAATTGGTAAAAATCAAAATGTTAGATTCTTAGCAGACGAAAGAAAAACAGATTATGTTGACAAAGCAGAACAAGATGGCTTGATTTCAACACGAAAAATATCAGACAAATTGAGTAAGGGAGAATAACACTATGGCGATATTAAGGGGATTTCCGCCTTCGAACACAATTTCACCAAGCGTTCGAATTGCTGAAAAAGATTTATCTTTTATTGCTCCTGAGCAGTCTTTTCACAGAGCAGGATTAGTTGGGTTTGCAAGTAAAGGCCCAATTAATATTCCTACTGTTGTGAGAACAAGTAGAGAACTACACACAGTATTTGGATATCCACATCCTGAGAGTGGTGATCCCTACTTGATTTACGCTGCCGAGCAATATTTATTAGTTGCTAACGAACTATACGTAGTTAGAGTTGGCGACCAAGACGCAGTCAGTGACGAACGTGCCACTACTGCTGAATTTGACGTACCTGTTGCAGGTGGTCAAATCATAATTCAATCAGACACAGCAGAAACATATTCGTTTGGCGACGATTCATTTTTCCGCTGGAAACTGAATGGAGTTTTAGCATCTAAAACTTTGGTTGTGTTGGCAGACGCCAACAGAACAACACCAGGCCCATACACATGTGAAGATCTGGCAGAAGCTTTAAATGATCAACTCGATTCAACAGTTGACGGAATTCAGTTCACATGCGACGGATCAAATAGAATTGCAGTCGAAAGCACATTCGCATATGGACCAGACGCTTCTTTAGAACTGGTATCTGTTCAAGATGCTATCTATGGTGGTTCTAGTTCTGTAACAGGACTAGGAACAGGAATGACTATTGCTGCTTCTACTTCTGGCGAAGACAGATATCCAGTAGATGGATATCAAGGACCAGGAGAATGGGACTTCACTGGTCTTTCTAATCTTCAGCTTTTAATTGTTGTTGACGGAACAGACAATGTTCTTATCGACAATGTGGTTCAAGTTGTTGACTTGGCCGTTCTAGAAGGTGCAGAAAAAACAACTCTTGAAGTTCTAACGGAAATCAATCTTCAAATTACTAATGGAGATATTCCTGGCGGATTTGAAGCTGTTGCAACTGGTGACAACCTAACGCTTCAAACTCTGCATCACGGACGAGACGCACGACTCTTAATCAAAACAGAAAGCACCGCTGCTTCATTGTTTGATTTTGATGGTGTCACAGCAGAGGGTGCAAGCCCATCTGGTGTAAGCGGAGATGCTGCTGTTGAAACATACGGAATTGTAACTGGAAACTCTGTTGCCAGTACTAACAGTTTCACCCTTACAGCAGATAGTGCTGGTGTTGATGGAAACGCAACTCAAGTCGTTATTAAAAACGATACTAGAGAAGGCGTTTTCACTATGGATGTCTACAATGATTCCAATCAAGTAGAATCTTGGGGCAACCTTGTTAAAGATTCCTCTAGTAGGTTCTACGTAGAAACATTCCTGACATTGGTATCAGATTGGGTTCGTGTTCAAGACAACACAGCCACTCTTGCACCGCCACTGGATGGAACATACAGCCTTGCAGGCGGTAGTGATGGAATTCCATCAGATCCAGACGATCAAGATGCTCTAATCATTGGAAACTCTCTGTCATACAGTGGGCTTTATGCCTTATCTGAGCCAGAGCAAATCGACATTGATTTGATTGCTGTTCCAGGTCATCCATCTACATCAATCGTTCTTGCTATGCTGGACGTTTGTGAAAACTTTAGACAGGATTGTCTGGCGTTGATAGACCCACCATTCGGTCTAACTGTTGATGAAATAGTTCAATGGCAGAACGGTGCTCACCCTCTAAACACTACTAGATTTGATAGTGACTTTGGTGCTCTTTACTGGCCTTGGGTCAAGGTAAGAGACAACTTCAATAGAGTAGATGTTTGGGTTCCACCATCTGGGTCAGTGATGGCAGTTTATGCAAGAAGTGATCAATTAGCAGAACCTTGGTTTGCTCCCGCTGGTGCAAATCGTGGTATCGTTCCTGGAATTTCAGATGTTTATTCCCGTCCAACTCTTGAAGAAAGAGACTTAATGTACGGAAATAGAAACGCTGTTAATCCTATCGTGAACTTTAGCGATTTTGATGGTTTCCTTGTATGGGGTCAAAAGACTCTTCAAAGAAGACCTACAGCACTGGATCGTGTTAATGTCAGAAGGCTTCTCTTTGTTCTTGAAAAGAGAATTAGACAAGCTTCGAGAGGTTTACTTTTCGATCCACATGACGAAGTCTTTAGACAAAGATTTGTTGACATTTCAACTGAAATTCTTAGAGAAGTTCAAATTGGTCGTGGTTTAACCGACTTCATCATCCAAGCCGATGAAGAGCTTAACACACCAGATGTAATAGATCGAAATGAGTTCCGAGCGAGAATCGGTGTTCAACCAACAAGAGCCGTTGAATTTATGTTTATAGAATTCAGCGTTCACAGAACTGGCAGCTTCGCAGAGAATGCTGACACGTTCTAAAAAATAGATAGATCCCCCCTGCTCGTCCTGAGCAGGGGGTATTTGTTGAAATAAAAATCATCTAAATATTTAGGAGAATTAACATTATGGCAAACATGGGAATTGGAAAATTAGGTGGTTCTCAATTGATCTTCAAGAGAAAGTTCCGTTGGACTTTTCGTGTAGATGAAATTTGCGGTGGACAATCCGTTGAAGAACACTTTGTTAAAATCGCTTCGAGACCAAACCTATCAATTGAAGAAACGGAAATTAATTTCCAAAACGCTAAGACCTTTATTCCAGGCAAAGCGACTTGGGAAACAATTACAGTAACATACTATGACGTTGCTACTATAGATAACGCACCTTTATGGAACTGGCTTGCCAGTGTCTATGAATTTACAGATCCTGTCGCCCTTAAGCAGGGATCTCAAAGAATTCACTACTCTGGTCGTGGAACGCTCAACCTGTTTGACGGTTGTGGAAACGTTCTCGAAACTTGGGTATTGAACGATATGTGGCCAACAGCCATGAACTTTGGAGAACTAGACTATTCTAGTTCCGAAGAGTCAACAATCGAGCTAACGTTGAGATATGCTTCGGTTGATTATAGATCAGTTTGTCCTGGTTACACGCCACAAAGCTGTTGTGGTCCTTGTACTGGTACATCTGGAGGAACTGTACTAGGAACAGTTAGCTAGAACTCCTACAACATGTTTTACTTCCGGCCATAAGAAAAGCCTGTGTTTTTTCAAACACAGGCTTTTTTTACTATATAAACACATGCAATACGATAACCCTATAGTCATAACTGGACCGCCTCGAAGTGGAACCACATGGATGCAATTTTTTTTATGCTCTCACCCCAACATATACATACACGGGCAAGAGCCTAAGTTATCTTGGAAAGAAAGTACACAATGGCTTGATAAAATGATACAAGCTGGAGAGTGGGGGGAAAAATCAAACAAGAGCAAAACGGTTAAAGACTATGCAATTCCACACTACTCCGGTAGTAATCCGCAAAGGTGTGAATCAATTTGGAGAAAAATGATTTATGAATTTATTTCAGGATACGGAAATCAAAAACCAGGACAAACAAAATGGGGGCACAAAGCATTATGGCTATGCGCAAGAAAAAAAGAAGTTGAGACTCTTAAAAGAGTTTGGAACAACGCAAAGTGGATAGTTTGCATTAGAGATCCTTTTTTATCCTTTGAATCTCAAAAAAATACTTTTGTAAAAAAACAAAATCTAGAAGAATGGATAGATCTTTGGATAAAATCTTATGAATTTTACAAAAGCAATAATGAATCTTTTTTGTTTCAAATAGATAAGTTGTCGCAAAAAAGCAATGAAGAAAAAGAAGAAATAATTTGCGATCTTTTAAGATTTTTAGGAGAACTAAAAACGACTGAAACAGATAAATTTATCTCAGAATGGAAAGTTATCCATAAAGCTTCTCCAGATGATGAAAGAGATTTTAAACTTGGCGACAAAAGAAAAAACGAGATGTTTGAAAAATACTCAAAATTAAAAACTTACATGCAAGAATTGGGATACAAAAATGGCTAATATGGGACTTGATTTTGGACTTGAAAGAAAAAGCTTATGCTGGAAGCAAAAGTTTAGATGGGAGTTTTCTATACCAGGAATATCTCAATCAGGCGTTAACTCATTGCCTCCAAGTAAATCTGCTAGGCCCTCTATAGACTTCAAAGAACAGGAAGCTCAACATCTAAATGAAACAATATATTACCCCGTGAAACCCGATTGGAAACCTATAACACTAGTGTTATATGATTTGGCAAAACAATATCATCCAATATTTGGCTGGATTCAGGAGATATACAACCCTGGCGGAAACAACAATGGGGAATGGGACGTGCCAAATGAAGGATTCAAAAAGAATGGGGACCTTTCAATGCTAAGTGGCTGTGGCGACCCTATAGAAATATGGCGATACGAAAACCTATATCCTCAAAGCGTAGACTTTGGAGATTTAGATTATGGTGATTCCGAACATGTGGTTTGCGAATTAACCTTAAGATACGACAGAGCTTACATAATAACACAATAACACAATCACCTTCCAATAACCTTCAGTCCAGTCCTCAATCGAGAAACTCGCTCTAAGCGGCAAAGGGCTTGCTAAGATGCAACGGCGGATGATCTTAATCTTCATCTTCTTCGACTAAGTCGTCAAATTCAGAAGCAAGTATTTCTCTGCACTCTGCTAGGGCATCCTCTAATTTCTTGGTTTTCCACCCGAGAACCCTGCAAGCTCCACACTTGTTAAGTCTACCTTTTTTTGTATACACTGTTGACTCATTTAAAAGAAATGCCTCAACCAGTTCTCCATATCCTTTATCAACAAGCTTGTCTATAACTTCTTGTCTTTCAAGAATGTCTATCATGTCTGTGTTTTGCATAGTTTATCCTTACAACATCAAATATATAAAAACCATTCACTCATTTCAATGCATGTTTTAAAAATAAATCTATCTTCTATCATTCCACGAGTTTGTCCTGAGATCTTTCCCGTTTCTAAAGGCGGGGGAATACAGTTGAATATTTAGAAAATCATGATATTTTTTCTTTAATTCATTATAATTTCTAGCAGTCCTATAAAGCTGTCGGAAGTGATTTAATATACACGTCGTCATGTAGTTGAAAGCTTTTCCTTTTTGGGGGTCAAAACGATCTATTTTGTCAAAACAAATCATTACGCCTTCTTGAACAGCATCGTCTACATCAATTAGATTGAATTTGGCATATCTCACAATGTTCTCAGAAAGCTTGTAAAAAGCATTTGCCAAGTCTACTTGTGAGTCGCTATAGTCTTGACTTGCTTGGTCGTATAATTTCACATTCTGATTTAATGACTTGTTGTCTTCTTTTGTGTTTGCTTTTCTTTTATTTTTTCTTTTTCTTTTGTCTTTTAAATCTTCTAAAATTAATTCATATCTTGCTTTATTTCTTTTAGACCCTTGAAATTTACATATCATTACTTCAAAAGTTTTATTGTTTAAATATTCTGTGGACATTTTACCTCATATTAATTCGTATCTTGCAATTTGTAGACGTTGTTCTTGAAACATCCGCTTACCTGTTACAGCGTCAATTAGACCTCCTTGATCTTTATAATTATAAAGATCAATTCCAGAATCCCTTGCAAGATCTAAAACATTTTCAACCCTTTGTTAGTTGGTTGGTTAATTGTTGCTTATTGTACATTCCTGTTCTGATCCTATAAGATAGGGAGAAACTTTGTTTTTTTATCAGATATAATTTCTACACCTTTCTTAAAGTGATGCAACTTTCTATAATAATTTTATGAAAGATGAAATAATTCAACATTACCTAAGATTATTAGAGAGTCCAGACGCTGAAAAATGTTATATAGACTTGAAGAAACACTATGATTCTATGGAAATGTCCCCAGAGTCTATTGGTCTGTCTCACTTGTTAAAGGAGAGGTTCAATGTCGTTGTCGATCTGCCTGCTGACAAAAAACAATAGTAAAACTATAGAAAAATGCTTAACATCTATATTTTCAATTGATTGCCAAATAGTAATAGGAGATTTGGGAAGCACAGATGACACTTTAAAAATATGCAAAAAATTTAATTGCGACATATACAAAATTAAGTGGGAAAAAGATTTCAGCAAGGCTAAAAACAAATTAATAGAAAAAACAAAATCAAAATGGATATTTTTTC